CCCCGATCCGTGCTACAATCAACCCGAACCACACCCCCCGAACTCATGGCACTCTACAGCATGGCATCCGACCTGCAGACCCGTCAGACCGTATGGGTCGGCACCAACGTCAAAGCAGGCAGGGGTCAGGCAAACTCTCACACTCGTGGATGGGATCATGACGGTCTACCCGCTGCTGAGTTGGCGGACCTTCATACCGACTACAGGGGACCTCAGGACAGGTAGGGGGCAACCCCTCCCGTGCTACAATCAACCCGAACCGCAACCAACCCCATGACCTCCACCACCATCGACGGCATTCAGTTTAAGGTCACCCGCCTGCCCGTTGCTCATGGACCTGCCGCGCTCCGTTGGGCGAATCGCATCAAGGGCGGCAGCAGCAGGGTCCGCACTCATGGCGGTGCTGCTGGCAGCAGGGGCACCAGTATGACCACCACCGCCAGCGCACTGGGCGACGTGCGTTGAGGCACTGCGCCCCACCCGTTCGTTCGTGATCGGCAGTCGCCCCTTATGCGGGGGTGGCGGGGGGCGCCGCGTTATAAAAACCCAACACTACCCTAACCTACAAAGTGTTACCCAAGCAAGACATTTATAACACTCAATATAAAAATTTTTTTCACTATATAAAAAGAAAAATAAAGTTTATATAACCGCAGATGAAAAAAAATTCTGGAGAAAATTTTCAACCCCTACAAGTCGATCCAATTACTGGCAATTATTATGTTGTAATTCCTGAATGGATTGCTAATGAATTGTCCTGGTATGAAGATACAGAGATCAATTTCGCCGTTGAGGGTGATGAAGTCATTTTAAGTGAGCATACGGATGACTGAGAAAATATATCACATCTATCTCAAAAATAAATGCATCTATCATTCATTGAGTGAAGATGAATTTAAAAAGACTTGGGAGATGATTCATAATTTTATTGATATTGCAACTGAGATTGAGAAAGAAGATCTCGAATATGAAGAATTGACATTACCAAAAAAAGAAATTGTTCTAAGTTCTTCCCATTGACATTGCATAGATAATACTGTATGATATGATGGTAATTACATTCAATTATGGCAAAAGGATTTACTGTTAAAGCAAAATCTCCAGCACCTTCTCAAGTAGAAGAATGGGATTATGATAAAGCAAAAGAATTAGTTAGAGGCAAATCAATTGTATTTTGTCTTCCTGGAAGAGGAGTCTCTTACACTTATCTGAAAAACTTTGTGCAACTCTGTTTTGATCTAGTACAAGCAGGTGCAAGTATTCAGATTTCTCAAGATTATTCCTCGATGGTAAACTTTGCACGATGCAAATGTCTTGGTGCAAATGTTCTACGTGGTCCTGATCAAATTCCTTGGGATGGAAAACTAAAATATGATTGGCAACTTTGGATCGATTCTGATATTGTTTTCAGTACTAATAGTTTCTGGCAACTTGTTCTGATGGAAAAGGATATTGCTGCTGGTTGGTATTGTACTGAAGATGGTATGACGACTTCAGTTGCTCACTGGTTAGAAGAAGATGACTTCCGCAACAATGGTGGAGTTATGAATCACGAAACACTTGAAAGTATTTCGAAGCGTCGTAAACCATTCACAGTTGATTATACTGGTTTTGGTTGGTTACTGATCAAGAATGGTGTTTTTGAACATTCTGAAATGAAGTATCCTTGGTTTGCACCAAAGATGCAAGTCTTTGAATCTGGTGAGGTTCAAGATATGTGTGGAGAAGATGTATCATTCTGCCTGGATGCAAAAGAAGCAGGCTTTGAAATCTGGTGCGATCCTCGTATCAGAGTTGGTCACGAAAAAACAAGAGTGATTTGATACGATGGCAGACAAGTACAATATTCTTTGTAAAGGACGTAAAATCTACTCCTCGCTATCAGAAGAAGAGTACTTCAACACAATGGAGGATCTGTCAATTGAATTTTATCAGACAGGTTCTCCACATCCCGATGATATTGAAACTGAAATGATTGGAGAATAACTTATGGCTAAAGTAAAGGGTGGTTTAAACAAGAATAGTTCTTATATGCCTGGTCCTCCTAAGAGCACTAGGCAAGGTGATGGTGGTGGAACTAAGTATGCCGCTACGTCTCGCAATAAGGCTAGAAAAAAATATAGAGGTCAGGGGAAAGGATAATGTACCTACTAGAATGTGATGATGAATGGAATCATATACATTCTAAAGATCTTTGGGTTTATAATAAATTATTTTTAAGTCGGGTTTTGGGATATCAATGTGGTCCAGCAGGGACTACTGTTCCAAGACCCGATTTTTATATTGTACGTCCATCATTTAATTTGTTTGGAATGAGTCGTTTATCTCGTAAAGAATGGATTGAAAAAATAACCGATGAGATGCATCCATCAGAATTTTGGTGTGAAATCTTCAAAGGGGAGCATCTAAGTGTTGATTTTTATCATCAACAACAAGATCTGGTCATTTTAGGAACAAAAGATGATAATGACCCAATTTACAAGTGGCAAAAATGGGAAAAAATAGATAGAAAAGTTGATTTTCCAGAAATTTTAAAAGACTTAAAAGGAAATTATGAATGGATTAACTGCGAATTTATTGGTGGACATCTGATTGAGGTACAATTTCGCAGAAATCCTAATTTTAGATACGAAAATACGATTGCAATACCAATTTGGGACGAAAAAATAGATAAAAACTATGAAGGATATCGCTTTGTGGAGAGTGAAAGTTACGAACGTAGAGGTTTCTGGGTTAAATAAATAGATTTTTTGGTAAAAACTGAGTTGAATAACATATCAATGGGCAAACACCTGCTATTAGAGGTGTACAATGTCGATTTTAATCTTATCAATGACGTGAATTCTCTACAAAACGTCATGATTAAAGGCATAAATCGTGCTGGAATGACCATTTTGAACGTTTTTTCGCACTGTTTTTTACCACAAGGTTGTACGATTGTCATTGCACTTGCAGAAAGTCACGTTTCTTGTCATACTTGGCCAGAAAATGGGTGCATTGCAATAGATGTTTATACTTGTGGTGATGGAAATCCCAAATTAATTGCAATCGAACTACTAAAATATTTAAATTCAAACAATTTTAGAATTAAGGAAATAGATCGTTAAATAGAAGAAGGGAGATAGCAACCTCCTTCCCAAAAAAGTTCTGTTTTTTATAAAAAACAGGAGCTAAAATGTCAAATTTACCCGTAGATAGAGACAAAAATTATATGCATGAGATGTGGGGAACCACAAAATTGATTACAGACTATGATCAAAATCCACCAAAACGTGTGATTCAAGAGGTGATGCACGATTTGGCACCAAAACATAATTTAAAAAAACAAGTTGAATTGCATGAAAAAATTCGAAATGATGAAGATTATGATGATTGGAATTATGGAACAGAACCAACCTATGGTTCTCCCTGGAAGTAAATATAAATAAAGCAAGAAAAACTCTCGTCCATATGGCAGTTACAAGAATATCAAGGGCATTTAAGGACATTAGTCTTTCTTTCGACCCACATCCTGTAACTAAAGATCTGCCAATTATTAAAAATGAGGCAGCGATCAGCCGTTCTGTAAGAAATCTGGTTGAAACTATACCTTCTGAACGTTTTTTTAATTCTATAATCGGGTCTGATATTACTAGAAGTCTCTTTGAATTGATTGATTATGGTACTGCATCAGTCATTCAAGATCAAATTGAAACTACAATTAATAATTTTGAACCCCGAGTAACGAATGTTCAGGTACAAGTAGATCCTCAACCAGATATGAATACATTTAACGTATCTGTAATTTACGACATTATTGGACAGGAGTTCCCAACTCAAGAATTTTCATTCATATTAGAGGCAACAAGATAAAATGCCTTTCACAAAATTTACAAATCTAGATTTTGATCAAATAAAAACATCCATCAAGGATTATCTCCGTGCAAACTCTAATTTCACGGACTTTGATTTTGAGGGATCTAATTTTTCTGTCTTAATTGACACATTAGCATATAACACATATATTACAGCATTCAACTCGAATATGATTGTAAATGAATCCTTTCTGGATTCTGCAACACTTCGAGAAAATGTAGTTTCGTTAGCAAGAAATATTGGTTACGTCCCACGCTCAAGATCGGCAGCAAAGGCAGCAATTACGTTTAGTGTACCAACCAATACCACTAGCACTACACTCACCTTACAGGCGGGTCTGGTGTGTGTTGGTGCGTATGATAATACAACATATACTTTTGCAATACCAGAAACAGTAACTACAACAGTTAATAATGGTATTGCAACTTTTGGATCTTCAACAAAACCAATTATAGTCCATCAGGGAACTTTCTTAACAAAACAGTTTGTCGTAGATGGATCCTTGGATCAAAGATTTATTTTGGACAATTCTTATATTGATACTTCAACCATTGTTACTTATGTTAAGGGTCCATCGGATAATGGATTGGGGAGAGAATATAATCTTATAGACAATATCCTGAATGTAGAGTCAACTTCTGAAACTTATTTGATTCAAGAAGTTCAGGATGAAAAATATGAATTATTATTTGGAGATGGAGTTTTTGGAAAGAAACTTCAGAATGGCACTATTATTACAGTAAATTATATTATTACTGATGGAAAAGATGGAAATGGTCCATCTAAATTTAATTTTGCTGGAACTTTAAAAGATTCTACGGATTCTCCAGTTATACCATCTTCCTCAATTTCAATTAATACCATTTCTTCCGCTGCCAATGGTGGAGAAATTGAATCAATTGACTCTATTAAATATTTTGCTCCAAGATTATATTCTGCACAATATAGAGCAGTAACATCTAGGGATTATGAAGCGATTATTCAACAAATATATCCAAATACTGAATCTGTTTCTGTAGTTGGTGGAGAAGAATTGATTCCTCCGCAATTTGGTAAAGTTTTAATCAGCATTAAACCAAAAAATGGAGATACTGTCTCCGATTTTGATAAGCAAACAATATTATCAAAACTTAAAAATTATTCCTTGACTGGAATTAATCAAGAAATTGTAGATCTTAAAGTTCTTCACGTTGAAATTGAATCCTCTGTTTATTATGATTCAAGTAAAGTTTCAAATGTTAAGGGATTACAAACCTCAATTATTAATTCACTTGAGACTTATTCAACTTCTGTTGATTTAAATAAATTTGGTGGAAGATTCAAGTATAGTAAAGTTCTACAATTAATTGATAATGTTGATACTTCAATTACTTCAAATATAACAAAAGTTAGAATAAGAAGAGATTTGCAAGCACTTACCAATCAACAAGCACAATACGAATTATGTTTTGGTAATAAATTCCATATTAATTCTTCTGGATATAATATTAAAAGTACTGGATTTTA